ACTCTGCAACACTTGTACCAACACAGCAGTCTGTTAAAGCTTATGTAGATACACAACTTACAGCAGAAGATTTAGATGTCACAACAGATAGTGGCACGATAGCTATTGACTTAGATAGTGAAACATTAACAGTTGCAGGTGGAGAAGGTATAGATACATCTGCTACTTCTAATACAATAACAATAGCAGGTGAAGATGCTACAACATCTAATAAAGGTATAGCATCATTTAGTTCAGACGACTTTACAGTTTCTAGTGGAGCAGTTAGTCTTGCAACTACATCAACTGCTGCAGAATTAAATATTCTTGATGGAGCAACAGTCACTACAGCAGAACTAAATATTTTAGATGGTGTTACAAGTACTGCAGCCGAACTTAATATTCTGGATGGTGTTACAAGTACAGCAGCAGAGTTAAATATTTTAGATGGTGTTACAGCAAGTGCTGCAGACATTAATCTTATAGATGGAATTACAAACGGAACTGTTATAGCTAGTAAAGCTATTATAACAGATGCAAACAAAGACATTACTGGTGGTCGTAACATTACAATTAGTGGTGAGCTAGATGCAGCTACACTTGACATATCAGGTGATGCAGACATAGATGGAACATTAGAAGCTGATGCAATTACTATTAATGGTGTTACATTAGCAGAAACAATTAGTGATACTGTTGGAGCTATGGTTAGTTCTAATACAGAGACTAATATAGCAGTTACTTATGACGATTCAGACAATACACTAGACTTTGTAATTGGTACATTAAATCAAGACACAACAGGTAATGCAGCTACAGCTACAGCTTTAGAGACTGCTCGTACTATTCACGGAGTTAGCTTTGATGGTACTGCAAATATAGATTTAAGTGAAGTTATACAAGATACTGTAGGAGCTATGGTATCTTCAAATACTGAGTCAGGTATTACAGTAGCTTATGAAGATAGTGATGGTACTTTAGACTTTACAGTAGGAACTCTTAATCAAAATACAACAGGTTCTGCAGCTACACTAACAACTGCCAGAACTATTGGTGGAGTAAGCTTTGATGGTTCAGCCAACATTACACCTACAACTTTTACAACAGCTACATTTTCAGGTGATGTTAATGTAGATAGTGGTGTATTATTTGT